CGCAGTTCGGTTCCAAGCCGAGTCGATCATGGAGACGTTCCCGGCCTCAGGCCCGGTCAAGACCCAGATCATCGGCGCCATCGACAAGATGAAGGAGCAGGCGGCCGAGCGCGTACGCACCGACATGAACTACCAGCTGACCGAGCGCATGGTGGAGTTCCGGCCGGAGCACGAGCGCATGTTGTACTCCCTCGGCCTGTCGGGTTCGGCCTTCAAGAAGGTGTACTTCGACCCGCAGCGCGGCCGGCAGGTGTCGCTGTTTGTGCCGGCCGAGGACGTCATCGTGCCGTATGGGGCGTCGGAGCTGGAGACCGCACCGCGCGTGACCCACATCATGCGGCGCACCAAGAACGACATTGCCCAGCTGCAGGCGTCGGGGTTCTACTGCAAGGACGTCGACCTCGGAGACCCTTCCTTTTTTCAGACCGACGTTGACAAGAAGAAGGCCGAGCTGGAGGGGTCGACCGCCAACGTCACCAGCGACGACCGGTATCACGTCTACGAGATTCACGTGGACATGCACATCGAGGAAGACCCGCTGAAGTGGGTCGAGAACGACGTCGAGCTGCCCTCCCCCTACGTGCTGACCGTCGACAAAGGTACGGACAAGGTGCTGGCGCTGCGCCGCAACTGGCTGCAGGACGACCCCAAACGCCTCAAGCGCCAGCACTTCGTGCACTACGTGTACATCCCCGGGTTTGGGTTCTACGGGCTGGGCCTGATCCACATCATCGGCGGCTACGCCCGTGCGGGCACCTCCATCATCCGTCAGTTGGTCGACGCCGGCACGCTGTCCAACCTGCCCGGCGGGCTGAAGACCCGGGGCCTGCGCATCAAGGGGGACAACACCCCCATCAGCCCGGGCGAGTTCCGTGACGTCGACGTGGCCAGCGGCAGCTTGCGTGACAACGTAATGCCTTTGCCTTATAAAGAGCCGTCGCAGACCCTGCTGTCTCTGCTGCAGCAGATCACCGATGAGGGGCGCCGGCTGGGGGCCATCTCGGACATGGACATCTCGGACATGAGTGCTCAGGCGCCGGTCGGCACCACGCTGGCCCTGCTGGAGCGCACGCTCAAGCCCATGTCGGCGGTGCAGGCCCGGGTGCACTTCTCGATGAAGCAGGAGTTCAAGCTGCTGGCCGCCATCATCCGCGACCACGCACCAGACGACTACGAGTACGACCCCGAGAGCGCGACACCGCAGGCCAAGAAAGACGACTACGCCCGCGTCGAGGTCATCCCGGTCAGCGACCCCAACAGTGCCACCATGGCGCAGCGAATCGTGCAGTACCAAGCGGCGCTGGAGCTGGCCAGCCGCGCGCCCCAGATTTACGACTTGCCGCTGCTGCACCGCCAGATGCTGGAGGTGATCGGCATCAAAAACGCGGCCAAGCTGGTGCCCACCACGGACGACCAGACGCCCAAGGACCCCATCAGCGAGAACATGGCCATCCTCAAAGGGCAGCCGGTCAAGGCGTTCATCTACCAAGACCAAGACGCCCACATCGCTGCCCACACGACGTTCCTGCAAGACCCCATGATCGCCCAGCAGATCGGCCAGAACCCCATGGCGCAGCAGATGATGGCTGCCATGCAGGCCCACATCTCGGAGCACTTGGCCTTTGCGTACCGTCGCAAGATCGAGGAGCAGTTGGGCGTGCCGCTGCCGCCGCCGGACGAGCAGTTGCCGGAGTCTGTGGAGGTCGACCTGTCCCGCCTCGTGGCGCAGGCCGCCGGCCAGTTGCTGCAGAAAAACACCGCCGAGGCTGCGCAGCAGCAGGCGATGCAGCAGGCCCAAGACCCCCTCATCCAGATGCAGCAGAAGGAGTTGGACCTCAAGGCAGCCGACCTCGCCCGCAAGGAGCGCAAGGACATTGCCGACGCCGAGCTCAAGGAGAAGTCCATCGAGGTCAACGCGCTGCGCACCGGGGTCATGGGGCGTGCCCAAGAACTGCAGCTGCAGGCGCAAGACCGCGAGGCGGCGCGCAAGACGGCACTGGAGCTGGCCAAACAGTTCCGCGAGAACAAGGCCGGCGAGTCCGGCGTGACGGAGAAGCCAGATGCAGGCGTTTGAGATTGTGATACAGGAGCTCGACCGCCGGGTCGAGACGTTGAAAGAGCACTTGGCAACCGGTTCAGTCCCAGACTGGGCCGACTACCAGCGCATTCGCGGACAGGTTTCAGGGCTTCTTACCGCGAAGCTAGAACTACAAGCCCTTGCGAAAAACCAAGAGGATGCCGATGAGTGAACTTTTGATTGCGGAAACGTTGGAGCCCGGCGGCCCCGTTTCTGTGTTGCCCGACACGCCTGAGCAAAAGGCGAAACAGCTCCCCGTCCCGGCCACGTACCACATCCTGTGTGCGCTGCCCGAGATCGAGGAGACCTACGAGAGCGGCTTGGTGAAAGCCGGCCAGACCATGCACGCGGAGGAAGTCCTGACCCCCGTGTATTTTGTGGTGACGATGGGTCCCGACTGCTACAAAGACAAGGCCCGGTTCCCGTCCGGCGCGTCTTGCAAGAAGGGTGACTTCATCATTGTGCGGCCGAATTCGGGCACCCGCCTGAAAATCCACGGCCGTGAGTTCCGCATCATCACGGACGACTCCGTCGAGGCGACGGTGGAAGACCCGCGTGGCGTAGGGAGGGCAGCGTAATGGCAGTCGAACAAACCGAGTTCACTTTCCCCGACGAAGTCGAGGACAAGAAGAAGGCCGGCGCAGCGCCGGCGGAAGACGAAGTCGAAGTCGTTGATGACACACCCCCCGCCGACCGGGGGCAGGAGCCGATCGAAGACGTCGAGCCGACCGAGGAAGAGCTCAAGGGCTACACCGAGAAGGTGCAGACCCGCATCAAGCAGCTCACCAAGAACAAGCACGACCTGCGCCGCGAGAAAGAAGCGGCTGAGCGCGAGCGCGCGGAAGCGCTGCGGCTGGCTCAGGCGGCTCTGGAAGAGAACAAACGCCTGAAAGGCTCCTTGAACGAGGGCACCAAGGCTCTGCTGGAGAGCACCAAGGCGTCGGTCGAGGCCGAGCTGGCGGCGGCAGAGCGTGAAGTGCGTGAAGCGCACGAGGCGTTCGACTCCGAAGCGCTGGTGAAAGCCCAGAAAAAGCTCAACGCCGCGCAGTTCAAGGCGTTTGAGGTCGAACGCGCTGAAAAAAGTGCTGGACAGGTCGAAAAAGTTGAGGTACAACCCAACCAACGCGCACCTCAGCAGGTGGCGGACCCCAAAGCCGTTGCATGGCAACGCAAAAACGCTTGGTTTGGGTCCAACCGCGAAATGACGAGCCTCGCCCTTGGGCTGCACCAAAGACTCGTGGAGGAAGAGGGGTTGAATCCCCAGAGCGACGAGTACTACCGTCGCCTTGACGCAGGCATCCGCAAGCGTTTTCCGGAGGAGTTCGAGCCGGAAGCGTCCGATTCTGTGTCGCGTTCAAAGTCGAACGTGGTTGCACCGGCCACGCGAAGCACTGCCCCCAAAAAGATCGTGCTGACGCAGACGCAGGTCAATCTGGCGAAAAAACTTGGTGTTCCCCTCCAAGAGTACGCCAAACAAATCGCCATTCTCGAAAGGAATTCAAATGGATGAGACCACTGAGATCGCCCAAGTGCAGCCCCGTGAACCCCGCGCAACGCGCAAGGCAGCTGAACGCAAGAAAAGCTGGACGCCGCCGACCCTGTTGCCCGACCCGAACCCTGAAGAGGGGTACGTGTTCCGTTGGGTGCGCACCGCAACGCTCGGCGTGGCCGACCCCACGAACATTTCTGGAAAGATGCGTGAAGGCTGGGAGCCTGTGAAGGCTTCGGACCATCCGGAACTGCAGGTTCAGGGAGCGGACATCGGACGCTTCAAGGGCTGTGTGGAGATCGGTGGCCTGATCCTCTGCAAGATGCCAGCCGAGTTTGCGGCTCAACGCAACGACTACTACCAACAGCAGGCGCAAGCGCAAATGCAGTCGGTGGACAACAACTTCATGCGCCAAAGTGACGCCCGTATGCCGCTCTTCAATGAGCGGAAGACGCAAGTGTCCTTCGGCAAGGGTGCTTAACTTCTCTGGAGGCTTCAATGGCTTACCCCACTGTCTCAGCCCCGTACGGGCTCAAGCCGATCAATCTGATCGGTGCACAGGTGTTCGCCGGAGGTACCCGCGCGCTGCCGATCCAATACGGCTACGCAACGGACATCTTCTACGGCGACTTCGTCGTCCTGTCTCGTGGTTTCATCACGCGTGCTTCGGTCTCGACCGGCACCGGTGTGAACCAAGTGACCGGCGTTTTCCTCGGCTGTTCCTACACGGACCCGACCACCAAGCAGGTGCGTTTTTCGCAGTACTGGCCCGCTTCGACGCTGGCTGGTGACGCGACCGCAGTTGTGTGTGATGACCCGGACACCGTGTTCAAGGCGGTTGTGTGCTCTTCGGGCACCACGGTCGCTTCCGGCGCGCTGGCAATGGTGGGTACCAACCTGTCCATGGTCAACAACACGGGCAACCTGAACACCGGCGATTCGGCCAACGCGGTTCTGGCGCCGTCTGACACTCCTGTGTCGACGATTCTGCCGGTGCGCTGCGTGGGTGTGGTTCCTGACACCGCCTACAGCTTCTCGGCTACCGGCAGTTCCTCGGGCGCGACCATCACCCTGACCGGCTCGGGCTCTCCGCAGGCGATCCCTGTGGGCACCAGCGTCGGGTACATTGCGTCCAACGGTCAGCTCATCAACACGGGGTCCTTCGTGGATACGGCCGCTGCAGCCGGTGACACCTCTGTAGTGATGAACGCCGCAGTTGCGGTTCCCGGCGGCGTCACGGCCATCCCGGCATCTTCGACCGTGGTCTTCACGGTGTACCCGGAGATTCTGGTGAAGGCCAACCTGCTCATCCACGGCTACTACAGCAGCGCCACGGCGTAATTCAAGGAGTAAATCATGGCAATTTCACGTGCACAACTGCTCAAGGAACTGCTCCCCGGCCTGAACGCGCTGTTCGGTCTGGAGTACGCCAAGTACGACGAGGATCACAAGGAAATCTACGAAACCGAGACTTCTGAGCGCTCCTTCGAGGAAGAAACGAAGCTGTCGGGCTTCTCCGCCGCCCCGGTCAAGCCGGAAGGCAACGCGCTGTCCTATGACAACGCGCAGGAAGCGTGGACCGCGCGCTACAACCACGAGACCATCGCAATGGGTTTCTCGATCACGGAAGAGGCGATGGAGGACAACCTCTACGACTCCCTGTCGTCGCGCTACACCAAGGCGCTGGCCCGTGCCATGGCCTACACCAAGCAGGTGAAAGCCGCCGCCATCCTGAACAACGGGTTCAGCTCCGCCGTGACCTACGGCGACGGCCAGCCTCTGTTCTCGACCGCGCACCCGCTGATCTCTGGGGGCACCAACAGCAACCGGCCCACTACCGGCGTTGACCTGAATGAGACGTCCCTCGAAAACGCGGTCATCCAGATCGCGGGTTGGACGGATGAACGCGGCCTGCTGATCGCGGCCAAGCCGAAGAAGCTCATCGTGCCGCCGGCTCTGATGTTCGTGGCCGAGCGCCTGCTGGTGACGGCGCTGCGTACCGCAACGGCCGACAATGACATCAACGCGCTGAAGTCGAAGAACTCCATCTCCGGCGGCTACGCGGTCAACCACTTCTTGACCGATACCAACGCGTGGTTCCTGACCACTGACGTGCCAAACGGCCTGAAGCACTTCGTGCGCGTGCCTTTGGCAACCAGCATGGACACCGACTTTGACACCGGGAACCAAAGGTTTAAGGCGCGCGAGAGGTACTCATTTGGGGCCAGCGATGCACTCGGGGTTTATGGTTCCCCGGGAGCGTCCTAAGCTACAAGCGGCTTAGCTGCTACAAAAAGGGGAGAGCGCTCCCCTTTTCTTTTAGCTATTGTGCTATAAAGCTAAATAGTGTTATACTTACTCTGCCACTTCAAAGGAGCCGTATGGCAAACGTCATTTACAAGATCATCAATGTCGTGAACAACAAGTTTTACGTCGGTAGCACAAACAACATGCTCCAGCGCGCCGCTACGCACCGTAAGCGCCTTCGGGCCGGGAAGCACCACGCCAAGCACCTGCAGTCTGCGTGGAACAAGTATGGAGAGGCATCGTTCGTGTTTGCCGTCGTGGAGACGCTGCCGGACGACGTAAGTCTTTTTGAGGCAGAAGACCGGTGGCTGGCGGAACACTACGGGAAGGAGTACTGCTACAACGCGTCGCGGTACGCGGATGCCCCGATGCGCGGGCGTATTGGAGCGCTTCATTTTGCGTACGGCAGCACAATGCCCGATGACCAACGGAATAAAGTCAGCGCGGGGCTCAAGAAGTACTACGCTGAAGGAGGCACCCACCCGCGCCTTGGGCAAAGTCTTACGGAAGAGTCTCGTGCAAAAATATCTGCGTCACGTAAAGGCAAAAACGCCGGTTCCGAACACTACCGTTTTGGGAAGACGCTGTCTGAAGAAGTGCGCAAGAAAATAGGAGACGCGCAACGGGGCAAGCCCAAAAAAGCGGGGCGCAGGCTCTCCCCCGAGGGGCGTGCCAAGATTGCGGCAGCCGTAGCTGCGGGGCACTTCGACCACTGGACCGGGCGTAAGCACACTACCGAGTCACGGCTCAAAA